GTCATCTCAGCCACCAGACCGTCAACGTCTATTACGTTTTGTCCGGCCAAACTCTCTTTTATTAACAGTGTAATCATGATTACGCCGGAACAGGATATGACAGGCGGCGCGTCACAATGTGTTGCAGCGTGTCCAGCGCCGGAGTTGCCAGACTGGTAGTCTGCGCCCACACTGCCCCCGTGTGCAACATTGGCAAAACTTGAATTTCATTTCCATACCCTGCAAGGTCTGATGATCCGTAAAGCGCCAGGGCCAGAACAGACGCAGTTGTTTCCGGCGTTGATGTCAGGTCGTTTGAGTATGCGGCATACGCAACGCTTGTTACATCGTCGTTGATTTCCGCACTGCGCACTACGAAGTTAGAGAAGAAAAAGCCCACGCCAAAAATCTGAGTCAGTGACTCGTAGCTATCGAACACGGCAAAATAATTCACGTCCAGTGTTGGCGATCCGGTGGCGCTACTCACAGACATCTCGATCCGGACGGTGTATGTCAGATTGTATTGTAGTCCGACCGGGGAGAATCGGATAAAGCGCGGCTGGGTGCTGCTGGCGTCAACAAATTGATAATCCGTGTATGTATAGCTGCCGTCCGAGCCGTCCAACCGCATCCGAACGAGCCATGTTTGAGTAGATGAGTTGTTCCGCAGCGAAACAATGAAAACCGGGCGGTACATGGTAGATATTGCTCCGCCGCCCGGCGATGTTTGCAGCGTTGTATCCGCTGGCGAACAGCGCATGACGCTGGTTCCCTGACGCGGCAGATTTGTTGCGTCATTAAATGCCGAGAAATTGCCGGATGGCAAAGAAAAATTCCCCGCATCTCTCACATAGGCGTTTGTCTTGCCGGTGTTCTGCCGAGTGATAGCCAGATAACCACTGGATGCATATGTGCTCGTGCCCTTCAACAGGGCATATGCCAGCGGATAGCGATCCGTCGGGGATGTGCCGGTAAATGTCAAATTGACAAGCGCGGTATTAGTAGCGCTGGCTGAACTGCTGACGCGCGTTGTAGTGCCATCACCGGTAGTGGGCTTATTGAGATGCCATGCGCCGCGACGCCATATTCGCAGGGTGATATTCCGCAGCGCAAGTCCGCCGCTGGCCGTGTGCGGATAATCGCTCGGCAAAGCGATCTTTTGAGTGGTGTCGCCTTGTGCGCGTCCCAGAACAACTGCCTGTAGCGGGTTGCTTGTGGTGCTTGTGGTTCCGCCGACGGGCGAGTATTGGATGATAACGGGCGAAACTTTTTCGCCCAACGCCCATCGTTCGGCTTGATCGAGTAGCCCGTTAAGAGTCTGTAGTCGCGTGTAGATCGTCGGCGCGTCCGCGCCAACGATGTTAAATGTCACCGTCTCGATCACGTCTTCGTACTTGCCGCGCCCGCCGAGCGTATCTTGGCGCAACGACGCAACAGCCGGCGACCAGTCCGTGATCGGATGCGTGCCTGTTGTGTTGGCTAGAGTCCCGTCGTTGAAAGTGACGGTCGTCGTTCCATCAGTTATCCTTAAGTACAGTCCGGTTGCCATTAGCGTGATCCGGTGCGAGAGCGAGAGTCAGCCGTGCTCCCGATGCGATCAAGCTCGGCCCGCACCGCTACGGCGACGGCCGCCGGATTGCCGGCGCCGTTAACATTGACCGTCACTCCGCCGAGATATGTGGCGCGCATCACCCCCGAAGCAGCCTGTACCCCTGCGTAAGCTGGCACGCCTGCGTTGCCAGAAATTCCTCGCGCCATGCCCGCCATCATGTTAGCGCCAATCTCGGCAAAGGCTGCCGACGGGGATTGTATTCCAAGAAATCCCTTAACCGCGTCAAGCGCTGCCCGCGCAGCGGCAATTGCAGCATCGGCCAGACCGCGCGCGGCTGCCGATATGCCAGCCCCAATACCGGCGACGATGTTTCTTCCGATCGCTCCCCAATCCTGCGAAACAAACCACGCCCCCATGCGCTCGCCCAATTTGATGATCGCGTCAACGGCATTGCTCCATGCTACACGCAGTATTTCCCCGAATTTGCGCCAGTCTCCCGCGAAGGCGGCAGAAAAGGCGCTGAAAATAGTTGCGTACTGAGTCACGAAAAAGTTCAGCACGCCGATAATCTCATCGCCCCATTGTGTCCAGAATGCCTGAATCGCTGAAAGCACCGTTTGAATTACGGTTTGTACGGTCACCATCACGGTCTGGATGACGGCCCGGATTGTCGGCCAGTTGGTTTGAACCCAGGCGACGGCGGTTTGAAGCGCCGGGATCATGACGGTCACGACAAAATCAGAAATGGCTTGCAGAGCAGGTTGAGCCTGTATCCACATGTCTATAATCGCAGTCTGAATTGTTGGCCAGTTGGTTTGTATCCATTCCACCGCCTGCATAAACGCCGGTATAAACGTGCCGACAATCCAGGCTGAGGCAGCATCGGCTACCTGTGTAATAATGGGTATGAGGGCGGGCAATACCTGACTCATTAGCGCAGTCAGGGCAGGCATGAGTTGGAGCGCAACGCCCTCGCCCGCGTCGGCGATTGTCTCTCTGAAAATTGCCCATTGCCCCGCCGCCGTGCCAGCCGCTGCTGCCGCCGCTCCGCCAGTAGTAGCGGCCAGAGCATCCATGAGCACGGTTTGCGCTTCGGTCACATCGCCAAGCTCAACCAGATTTTTGATTTGCTCTTCCTGCGCCTCGGTTAGTTGTATGCCCGCCGCTTTCAACCTCCCGATACTGCCAACGCCATCGGTTCCTAAGTCTTGTAAAACTTTGCCCAACAATTCGGCTGCTTTTACCGGATCGAGTTTTAGAACGGTAGCAAGGTCAGATGCTTGCTCAATAAAGCGCGGAAAAATATCATCGCCAATCTTGCTGAAGCGCAAGCCGACATTAGTCATGGCAAGCACTACATCATCGGAACCGCCAACCAGATTTTTGAATTGCTCGGCCAGCTCAAGTGCGCCATCAAACGTTATTGGGGCTGCATCACCAACGCGCAAAATGGATGCGGCTAATTCATCCATTCCGGTTTGCGCTTCTATCGCGCCCGCAAATGAATCCTTGGCGAAATCGGCTAGCGCGCCCGCAGCGGCTCCCAGCGCATCAATACCAATCTCGCCAATTTTCCGCAATGCTCCAATGACGACCTGCTCGCCGCTCGTGACAAAATTGATACCTACGTTAGCCATGTTGCTTTTTCTGTGCGCGGTTTATTTCGGTCTGGTAGTCACTCCAGCGCCAAAACCACTCCAGCCCGTCGGGATGATCCAGAATGTCCCAGGGCGGACATCCCCAGTCCTTCGCGGCAACCAGCAATGCGGCCCAGACTGGCAAGGCCGCATTGCTGCGGATGGCCCGCCTTAGCCGCCGCTGTTCAGAGGGGGGGACTGAATGTTCCTGAATTCTAAAAAGGCCTGGTTGAATTCTCGAACTGCAATGTCCAGTTCTTCGCCGTCCAAATTCAAAATCGTCTCGTGTGCATCTTCAGGCTTCACCGGGCTGCCCTTATAGGTCTTCAGGCTTCGCGCCATAACTCGAAACGTTGCAGCCAGATTACGGCCTTCAATTTCGATCAAATCGCGCGCTGTATAGGATTTCTTCGTTACCTCGAACTCGAACATGATTAATACCCAATCTACGGCAACGCCGAAACTTGATTGATGTTGCTGATTGAGAGCCAGTTTGCGAATGAGCCGGGATCGGGCGTGGCCGTAAAGTTAAACTTGGCAGTCAACACTCCGTCGCGGTCGTCAAAAAGCTCCGGCCCGTCACTCAATGTACCAGCAAAATCCAACCTAAAACGTCGGTTGGCTGTATCGTCGGCGGTGATGCGGATCAGGCGCTGATACAGGGCAGGCGTCGCAGCATAGATTGACGCCAGATATGCGCGCGATGTGGCATTCATCTCAAGATCAAGAGCAAGCGTAGATGAGTAGGTATTGCCCTCATAAGCGCCTGCAATGGGTGACCCGAAATAGTGCTTGAGCACGCGCGCTGCATTTATCGTCCAAGTAAACGAGTATGCCGTATTGCTGATCAACGTCGTGCCGACAGTGCCGCCGAAGGCATCCACATAGACCGCGACATGGTTGCCGTTAACAATAGTGACCGTTCGATCACTCAACGCTGCAAACGATGCGCCGCCGGTAAACTGCTGCACAATGTACTTGGCGGAAAATTTGAGCTTGGCGTTGTTTTCGCCGCTGACGGTTAATTCGTTGAGCACGCAACCTTCGGCCAGATAAATATCAGAGCCTGTGCCGTAGCGGATGGACTGAATGCGCGGCGTCTGAATCGTGCTGGTCGGGCCGGTATAGGTGCGTGTATAGGGATTTGAGCCGGTCGGCGTAGCTTGTGAGAGCACGCCGTCGAGATAATAGCCGCAGTCTTCGTAAGTCAGAAAGCCGTCAATTTGCAACTCGCCGCCCACCTTGTTCAGCACGGCCAACGTCGCCGGGGCAATTGAGCCGCGTAGGTCTTCGGCAAATTCGGTCTCGTAAAGCGGCGTGAATTTAACCGACTCTACGCCCATCATTTTTGCCGTTCCGGCAACTGCAGTGCCAAACGTAGATTCCGTTCCGAACTGTACCTGAGTCAATTCCATGACGGCCATTAGTCACTCTCCTCTGCAAGCACGTAGAGCCTGCTTTCCAGCGCCGCGCGTTGCGTATCTTCGGATAGCGCGGCCCACTCGCTCGCGGACAAGTCGCGCTGTGGAATTCCGGGGATGTACTCTAGTGCGGTCGCCACATAGCGAACGTAGACGGGAGCGCCGTTGTGTGAATCTTCAGGCTTTTTCTTTGCCATACTATGCTCCTGCGAAATACTCGTCTACCTGCACGCCGCACATGACGCCCCAATACGGCGTATTACCCTGCGGCGGCCACGAGTAGATGCCAGGCGCGGGCGGAATGAAGGCCGTTAGCACTGCCTGATCCGGCTCGCTCTGACCGGCATTGCGCCAGTCGCGAAGCATCATGTGATAGTTGTGGGCGTACTCGGCCAACGGTCTCTCGATATCGGTGCGGCCTACGTTTTGGGCAGTCGGCGTCCACAACATCAGATCAAGGATGCGATACGGGACGTGAGTCAGTTTGCCCATCGCAACAAACGTGGCGGCGTAGTCTTGCACGTCGCCAGTGTAGATCAGGCGACAGGGCAAACTTGCCGTCGGCACAACGCCATTCGGCAGCGTCTCGAACAGATAAGGCGTCGGCGTCCTGCCGGTGGCCGAAACGCCCTGCGCCGCTAGCGACTCCATGATACTGATCAGGCTCATAACAGCCTATCGCGGTACGCGCGCACGATGCTTCGCACGTCCGCGGGGATAACAGCGGGCAGCACGACCGTCCCATCACCGGCGAGCAGGGGTTGATCCGCTCCGGCAGTATCTTTCTGCCGGTACAGCCAATGCACCAGTCGGATCGTGGCATGAGTGATGTCCGCTGGCGCAGTCAGCGTATACCCCCAGCGCCCGGTAATGCTGATTGCATTTTCGGGCGCGGTCGTCCACGTCCATACGGTCGTAGATGTCGTCTTGAGTGTAACGCGATAAAACGGCGTCCGATTGCGCGCCACGCCGGTCACGTACTCGCTGGCCGCGACCGTTGCGCCGTCGCCGTTGACTAGTGTCGTAATGCTCAGACACGGATAGTCCAGCTTAAGCGTCCGCCCGCATACATCGCGCTCAGCATCAAACAGCCGCACCGTATCTGCCGTCGCCTCGAATACCATGCCTGCGCCGTCTGGCGACTCGATCCATGCCTGGGCGCGGGCGATAAGCGCCGAAAGTAGGGCATCGTCTACCGTGCCCATCGTCGTACCGCCCGCGCCCTGATAGTCGCGCACCTGCTGGAGAGTCGCGTAGGCCATTAGCTCGCCGCGTCGGTTGCCAGCGCGACAACCGTCACCGCGCCACTCGTATACGCGCTTATGCGCGCCCGCACCAGGCTAAATCCGGCCACCGTCGCCGTCCAGATACCGGCAGCGGTCGCAGTCGTCGCGCCGGTAGAAGAGTTTGACGGGAACATTTGTAGCGTCACATAGTCCGAACCGTTGATAGACGCCTCGAACGTCACCGTGGCTACAAATGCACCGCTGACTTGTAGCCCAACCCGAGAGCGTCCGGCAACGCTTAGGGCCGTGCCGTTTCCGGTCGCCGTCGCTGCATTGTGCAGCGTGACGATCTCCGCGCCCTGCATCACAGCACCACGTATTCGATCACGACCGATGCTGTACCGGTCTGAGTCGCGGCAACGCCGGTGTGCCGCACAGAGACGAGCGTATTGGCCGGGATGGTGTCGTAGAGCAACGTCGCGTTGGTGATCGAACCGACTGTCGCCGCGTTGGTGTAGGCGGTTGGCGCAACAATGTCCGCACCGCCTACGGTTGATCCAACACGGAAATTTCCGGCGGCTACTGTCTGCGCCGTCTCGCCGTAGATGCAGTACACGCGCACGATCTGCGCGCCGTTCGGCCCACTGTTAAATACAGGTTCGTCAATCGTTGTACCCGCGCCGTTGTCGAGATTGAAAAACGCCGTCCTGACTACTGCCGGGTATTGCTGATGGAGTGTCTTTGCCATGTTTCACCTTTGCGAGTGGGGCGGCCCGCGCCGCCCCACTCTCAGCCGTCACGTTAAACGCCGACGTTATAGGTGATCGCACTGGCTTCGACGTCTCGATAGATGAGACCTACGCGAGCCGTCACGATCAACTGTTGCGCGTCAGAGTCCGGGATGTCCTGCATTTTCATTGTCAGGCGGCGCTTGTAGCCAAGCAGCCATTGATCCCAGCGCACAGCGAGCAGCGCGCCCGTTGTGTTGTTGCTCTGCGTGGTCAGGTCAACAAAGCCGGATGTGTTTGCCTTGCGCGGATTCGTGGTCGAGCGCCAGTGCATGAAGTGCGATGTCCACACCTTAAAGCCCCAGATGCCGGAGAACATGCCGTTTTCAAGCGTGGCCGACGAAAACACATCGCGCGTCTTGACGCTTAAGATTTGCTGGACTTTCCAAAATACGTTAGCGTCAACGATGAAGTCGGTTTTGGTCCGGTCGGCATACAGACCGGCAGCGCCCATGAGTTGAGCCGTCGCGAGAAAATCGGTGTCCACCAGCGTCCCCGACGCCGACCGCCGGTTGGCGGTGTTGGTGATGAGGGGCAGCTTGCGAAAGCCGTCGAAGATCAGGAACAAGTCCTGCTTTGTTCCGGTCGAAGTTGGTGTGCCGCCGATATGGTTGATATTGGACGTTGCCGCCGTGACCGTATCGCCGTCAATAACGGCGTGCTCAAGACTCTCGGCAAAGGCCGCTTCGGTTTGTTTCCGCACCTGAGTGACCCAGGGGATGATCGAGTCCTCGGTCATCTCGCCGGTATAGATGATACGCGCGCCCATTTTGCCGAGCGTCATGTTCTTGTTTCCGGTTCCCACTTTGCTGTCACCAACAGTTGCGTCCGGACGCCCGGTAGTGGCGTTGGTGTCTGTCGCCTGACCGATGCGGTAAAACGTGGGGTCAGCGCCCTCAAGCGGGATCGGGAACGTATCGCCCGGGCCGCTGAACTCCATCTGCGGCAGTTTGGCAGCCACGAACGTAGCAGCGCGCACATTCTGCCAAAGCGTTGACGACCAAACGGTCGGCACAAACTCATCGCCAAACCCGGACTGAGTTGTGTAGTTCAGCTCGTTCGCCTTTGTGGCGTCGAGCGCGTCAGACGGCTCTAAACCCAATGCCTTCATGCTCTGACGGCCCGTCTCGTGGATTTCCTCTTTGCCTTCGGCTACTCTGATTGCCAGCGCTTTAGCTGCGCCGGGGCTGAGCTGCTTGTTGCTCGACCTCAGCATTTCGCCCATGAATGCAATATCACCCGCATCGAGCGAGCCATACTGCAAAACATCGGCGAAGCGAGCCTGATGCGGCGCTTGTCCGCCAAACGGCAATCGCCGCCCGGCTGCGATTTTGGCGCGCTCGGCCTCCAGCGCCGCCTTCACTGCGGCATCAGTGCGTTCTTTCTCGGCCTTTTGCCGCTCAGCTTCGGCAGCGGCAGCAGCCAGTTTGTCAGCGTCGCGCTTTTCAATGAGCGCCAGCACTTCCTCTTGTGTCATGTCAATTACTCCTGTTAATTGTGAGGGTTGGGTATTGCCCGACTCGCTGCGTTCTGCCGCGCCTGCCGCGCCTGTGGCCTGTGACGCTGTCTCGTCGGCTTCAAGACCAAGAGCCTTTAGCGCAGCGACGACGTTTTGAGTCATCATGCGCGGCTCCATTGGTTGCACCGTCAACGTATCGCGCACTAGCGGATACTTTTTGATCTCGCCCGTCTCAAGTTTGACTATGTTTTTAGCTTCCGAACTGTTGCCGATCAGGCCCTGCTTGATAAGCATCTCGATATACTGCATGTATTTGTGACGACGGTTAAGAACGCGCTCAACCCAAACGCCGCGTTCGTCAATCCTGGCCGTCTTCCAATCTACATGGCCGAGATATTCGCCGGGCCTGATCCCGTCAATCACTCTGTTTCGTACAGTGTTATGCTCCCAATCAATCGGGAATTGTCCGGCGCGAGTGGCGTCGCTTTCGAAAATAGTATTCTTCGTGAAAAACTCGCCGCGCGTGCCGTCGGCGTTGCGCCGCTCGCTGGCTACGCCCTCAAGGTCGCGCCCACCAAACAGCACGATGTAGTTGGCGACACGCAATTCGTCGGGAGTTTCGGAGACCGCCTTGAGCGCGTTGGCGGGCGCGGACTCTGGCTGCATCTCTTCAAGCGTTGCGCCAAGCTCGGCCATGTCCGCCTTGAGTTCGTCGGCGGCTTTGTGCCATTTATCAATCTTGGCCTGGTCGTTTTTGTTGTGGCGCGCGCCTGCCTTGATAGTGGATGATGTGGTCATTATTGCGTCCAAATAAAAAAGCCGCCCTGCGCGGCATGACCACGTGGGCGGCTCGCAAGCCGATATATTGGGTTGGCCGAACGCGGACTACTCGGCCTGAATGCTTACTCTAGCGCGTCCATCATAGATGCGGACGGTATTGGTGCGCTCGTCGTACAAGATAATAGCACCTTTGCGGGATGCACGCAATTCTTCGATGGCCGCGACAATCCGGCCCCGCCAGTCGGCTTGATCGATAACCGGCACGACATGCCCATTGATCGGGCTGCTGCTGGTTGTAACGTAGGGCATACGCCTATCGCTCATAGTCCGGCGGCCTCGATGCTGTCCTGTACTGCTCTGTCCATTTCGCCGACAAGCGGGATTGTCTCCTCCTCCACGATTTGCCGCGCAATCGGCCAGCGCCCAGCAGCCCACCACGCCTGACCGTGCCCGCTGGCGTCTCCCGTCAGGCGCGGGCCGTAGTTGTAGCCGCCGCGCGAGTAGGCATTGTTAAAAAACCTGATGCTCAGGCCCTCCATCACCCAGGTCGTCGAGCGGCCATAGTTGCCGGTGCGCCGATTGACGCCGCCGCGCAGCGGTACTGCATAACTGTTGCCGCCGCGATAGTTGCCGCTGATGCGTTTTGTCACGCGACCGGCAAACTGTTCTGACAACACGCGCTCAGCAGTGTCCGGTAATTGCTTTGCAAATCTGAGCAATCCTATTTTGACTTGTTCGGCGTCCACGCGGATCGTAATTTGCGCCATGTTACCGCCTGACTACGATCTCAAGCCGGTGTACCGGAGTTTCGTTGACGAGCGTCCCGGTGTTATCTATCGTCACCGTCACGTCCACCCAATGCACACCCAACGTCGCCGTTCCGCCGAACGTGACCGGCACGTAAATATAGTGCTTCCCGCTTGCATCCGGGGATGTAACAACAATTGTCCCGACGCTGCCGGTGACCGCACCGGACACGGAGCTATCTGAGTAGGCAATAGTTCCAGTTGCGCTGAGTATCGTTGCACCGCTGAGCAGCGAGTCGGTCAACTCGACCGGCCATATCTCGGTGCTGTTACGGGCCTGTTCGATGTTGCGGAGTGTGATAGCCATTATGCCACCGGATAGAGTATCCTATTGGTTTTCGGATTACGCAGCGTGCAATCGCAGTTATAGCCGTTGCACGCCAGATTGCGCGCTCGCGGCAATGCCTCATCGTCAAGCCAGCGTTTTAAACGACGCGGCTTGAAGCGCGAATAGCGCAGGCAATCGTCACAATGTTCCTCGGTATCGCCCAGCACCCAATACGCTAGTGCGCCTTCCTGCGCGCGCAGTTTGCCGCGCCCCCCAAGATCGGCCAGCGCATTTACCCACAGTTTCACGCGGTCAAAAATCATTTGCTGCGCCGCCGTGCGGTCAGTCGCCTGTTGCGCTTCGCGCACCGCATCTACCAGCCCGTCCACATGCAACAGCTGTTCCGCGATCCATGCCTCAACCGTCGCCGCATCCTCTTCGTCAAAATCATCGGCGCTCCCGTTACCATCTGTGATGCCCTCAATGTAAGTTGGCCTGGCGTACTCACGGATTGCGCGCTGAAACGTCGCGCGCACCGAACGCAAGCCGCCTGCGCCGTTGAAATAGCCGGCAATAGGCGCGGTCAACTCCGTCTCATACTCGATCACATAGCGGCGCACTGTTTTGACGCCCAGCAGAACTTCCAAAAACGCGGTCACATAACCGGCAATAATGCCGGCGTTAAGATTGGCGACCATCGTTATAGCGTCTCAACTCGGCAACGGCGGCGGCGAGCAGATCGTTGCCGCCGCCGTTGCGTTCGCGCTCGAATACGGCGTGCACGTCGTCGGCGTTACGCGCCAGTTTTAGCGCCGCCTTGATCCGCGCTGCCGCGAAAATGTCCAATACGCGCGGCTCAAACTCGCGCCCGCCCGGTTTGCCAAGCCGTTTGAGCGCATACCGCTCCCACGCCTGCAACTCGGCGGTCTTGGCCGCGTCGGTCACGCTCTCGCCGTCCGGCGCGGCAGTCGGCGGCGCTTGACGCTCCGCCGCGCCCGATGATTGCGGCTGCGCCTTGCCTACTTCGGCAACGAGTAGGCTATCGCGCTCATCACCCAGCGGATCGTCGCCGTAATACTCACGCCGCGCTTCGGCAACGGTGTGCGTTAGGTGATACAGATTTTGCTCTTGCAGATCAATCAGTCGGTTCGTCTCGCGCACATCTTCAAACTCGACGCTTAGGCCGTCGCCGTAGCGCGGCATGATGTTTGCCGTGATTTTCTCGGCCAACGCAACGTGCATCGGGCGGATCGTAAACTCCAGCAACACGGCCTTACCCGCCGTTGCGTTGGCTTCGGTCGCGTTGACGTCCAGAACGTTGGCCAAGCCGGGCGCCAGCTTTTGCCAAATTTCATCGCGGTTGCTAATGCGCGACTCTAGAAACTCCATCTCTTTTTGGGTCGCGCCCATATTGATCCACGTCACCCCCTGCGGCCCGACGCCGCGCATCATCATGGGGCCGCTGCGTCGTGTGCCGCCCCAATTTTCCTTAGCCTGCGCCTTAAGTTCCTCCCACTGCGGATCGGCATAGCGTTCCGCGAACGCCAACATGCCCGGCAATTTTGCGTTGTCGTCGGAAAACAAACTGTGACTCCAGCGCTGCTCGGCAATGTCCACGTTGGCAGTATAGATGAGCGATTGCAACGCACTTAAGCCGACGAAAGGATTGAGTGGATTAAACGTCTTGACGTGCGCAATCTCGTAAGGCTCCAACCAGTACGGTTGCCAACCGGTGTCCATCCAGTAGCCGGAAACGAACATATTGCCGTCCGGCTGCGGCTTGACTTTATCGCTCGGCAGTATCCATAGTTCATCTGGCGCGTCCGTCTCCGATGCGGCGTTCATCCAGATATACAGATTACCTGTCATCTTGTACCAGCTCAGCGCATCGCGCACAAACTCGGTCGGCGTCTGGAGCGGATTAGGCCGCCGCCACAACCGGGCGAACTCGTGGCCCGGCACTTCGTTGCGCTCACCGTCTGCGGTATCCTGAAAAACCTGTAGCGGCGTGCTGGCCGCTACAGACGCGGCAACGTCTACCGCCGTTGCAATCCAGGTCAGTTTCTGATAGAGCGACGTTGGGATGCGGTCTGGCTGCACTGCATAGCGATACTCTTCGGCAACACCGGCCCACCAGCGCGGCGCGCTGGTCGTTGCCTTTTGCCCGCCCAGCCAGTTACGGAGATTGTCAATCCATCCCATCACCAGCCTACCTTCCCGGTCTCGGTCAGGCCGAGTCCGTAATAGGCCCAAACCAAAGCGTCTATACGATTAGGGCTTTTACCGTCGTACGGCGTCCACGAGCACATCTCGTCTTCCAGCGCAGGGAGAGTGCCGACATGATGCGCGCGGCCTTGCTCATACAGCATCGAGACCGGCTCGGCGCGCGTCTGCTTGCCCTGCGCGGCCCATACCAGGCGCACCGGCACGCCCGGATCAACGCTCTGGATAATCGTCCTGACCATCTCGCCGCCGTTGTTGGCTTCGGCTACGATCTCGTTTGCCTTGAGACGATGATACATTGCAATCGCTTCGCGCGCCCATTGCAGGGGTGTTCCGCGCAGGGTGCGGTCTTCGAGCGTATAGCCGTGATTGTCGGTTCCGCGCCCGGCTGCGACAATACCGGCCTCGTCGCTCGTGTCACTGCTGGTGGCCGATGGATCAACGGCGACGATGATGCGCGTCAACTTAGGCACGGTCGCTGTGCGCTGCGCGTCAATCTGCGCCCGCTGCCATAGTGCGCCGGGTGTATCATCAAGCAACTCTGCATACAACTCTTGTCGTCCGAGTCGTGTGCCTTCGTACTGATTTACAATGTTTTGAAAAAATGTCTCAGCAAGATTGGCCTTATTGTCGTGCGTCGAGCCGCGCGTAATATGCACGTCGGGACGCTCCTGCAACTTCCGAAACAGTGCGTGCGGACGCGACGTGGTCGTCACCGCTGCGCGCGGATGCCTGCCCAGTCGCAATCCCAGCATTGCCATATCCCACGTCTCTTGTATGTAAGGCCAGGCGCGCAGTTCATCGTACCAATCCGCGTATGACTGTGGGCCGCGCAATCGCTCCGGTTCCGCGCCGCTGAAAATCTTAAATCGCGCGCCGTTTCTGAACTCGCCCTCACCCATGCTGCGATTCCACGTCACGATCTCATCCGGCCCACAGATGCGCTTTAGCCCGCTCTCGCCTTCGATGCACACATCGCGCGCATCCGCAAACGTCGCCGCGACAATGCGCAGAATTGGAAAACGTTTTGCCTGCATTCGAAACCACTCTGCGCCGGTGCGAGTTTTGCCCCAGCCGCGCCCGGCCAGTATAAGCCAGATTGACCAATCACCGGACGGCTCAAGCTGCTCCGGGCGGGCAATGTTACGCCATGTTTTCGCTTTCCGCGCCCGCCGCTCCCACTCCTCGACTTTCAGCGTCTGATATTCCTGCGGACTCAAGTAATTCTGCAGCGTACTCATCTCCAAATGTGCTCCGCACCTCGGCTGGCAAAACCTTTCCATCGCGCAACAAACCTATGATCTTTTCGCGCGGCGTATCGTCGCGATAAGGTTGTGTCACTTTGCCGAAAGCATATTCGAGCAGTGCAATACGATCAGTCGGCGACTTAATCAGCATAGTACGGATCATTGCTTGCGCTCGTGTCAGGATGGTGCGTTTGCCGTCTGCATCAGCGACGGTCATTTCCTCCGCCAAAGTGGAAAGTATTAACTCCTTCAGGTCTTGCAGCTTGCGCGGGCGACCATTCGGATTGCCCGATTTCCCTGGCTGAAAGCGCGACTCAATCGGCGGCACCACGCCATTAATCGGAGATGCGCCCGGGGTTGGCGACCCAGCTTTTCGCCTGCTAGTCGCCTGTTTAGGCGCGGCGCGACGTTTTTTAGGCATAATCAACTTTCAGGAGCGGAACGGTCGGACTTGCGCCGCCAGTTTCCCGGTTGGAGCCGGGCGCGTTATCTATTTCGCCTGTTCCGCGTTTTGGATATGGCCTCGCTAGTGGTGCAATCTGCGCGCGCATAGCTGCATCAAGCGGGTAAAGATAGCGATATTTACGCGGAGATTTTGTCTTTGTTGCCATCACTGGAACAGACAGCTTTGCCCTGTAAAAATTTTTGCCAGTGTAACTCCTGCGATGTAATACACGGCCGTCTTCCGTGATGTAATCAAACTTATCGGCTGTCTCGCCCGAATAAACCCATCCGGCAGCCTGGTAAATAATGCCATAGTGATTAACTCTCTGATCTGCATAAGAGACAATAAGCCTTAAGCCGGGCGATTGTTTTTTTAACATTCGGATTGCAATAGCCAGAATTTTAGATACAGGTGATCTGTGTTTGTTTAGTGCTACGCGCGCCAACTCGACGCATTCGGTCATTTCTAGTCGAAAGGCTTTTGACAGGTTGTGGTTTGCGCCCCACGAAAAAACCACCGCGCCGATAAACTTGCCGTCCTCCCATACTCCGACCATTGTACGTTTTGGAGCAGGCATGGTCTTACTATAATGCCAGTGTTCGACCGCATACTTAGCGGCCTGATAAGAGCACCAATCGAGACGCAAATCAACCGTGTTCATTTCGGAACGAATGTTGCCCCGCATTTTGGGCAAGTAATCTGTTTCCTTTGGTCGAGTCGTCCTTGCTCATCAACGCTCACCGGGTAAAAATCTGGCGGTTGCACAAACCTCACTGCCTCCAGCGATTTGGATTCCATCTTGACCATCTCGGCAATCGCTGCATCCTCAGCGGCCAGGGTTGCCAGTATATCGCCGTCCGGTGTCCAGTCGGCAACGGCAATGACATTATCGGCCACACCCAGCCGCACCGCACGCGGATCGTCAGCGGTAGGGATGTCATCGCGCACATGGATAATAGGCCGCGTGCCGTCCGAATGCACGATGATAGGCTCTACATCTGCGCCGAACACATCGGCAGCAGTCTCCAAACGCTTAGACCCGGCAAAAATCTCGCCATCAGCAGCAGCTACCATTGGCGCGCTATAGCCATCACGTCGTATGCTTTTATCAAGCTGAGCCAATCCACGCGGATTGCCCTTGTTGGCATTACGGCGTTGGGGTCGAAAACTGGATAATTTAGTTGATTTATTTCCGTTATTCTTTCTCATTGATCCACGCTGTTCTCGCGCTCGCCGCCGTACAGTGCGCGGCGCCTGCCGCCGGTGCGACCGCGCCTGCCGCTATATCCGTCGCGCGCATAAGCGGCGTTTTCGCGCTCTCCGCCGTGCAGTGCGCGGCGCTTGCCAATGGACGGCTCCACCAGATCGCCAAAAGCGGCGTCATCCCAAAACAGGCCAAACAAAGGCAAGGCCAAATCCGTGACGATTGCGCCGCCGTAAGCAGCATCCACCATCGGCCATGCCATGTTCGGGGCCACGCCATCAACCGCCACAGCCCCGCCGGCTGCCACGTCTGAGACCGGCCACACCAGATTAGGCGTGGCAATATCGGCTGCCGTCGCCCCGCCGGCTGCAATGTCCGGCGCAGACCACGCATACGCCACATACGCCACATCGGCGACCGCTGCGCCGCCGGTTGCGACATCCGATACTGCTATAGCCCACGTCAGAGACGCGGGATCGGTCGCCGTTGCCCCGCTGCCCGACTCGCCGGTTGCAGCGTCCGGCACATCCCACGCCAGCGCAGGATGCGCCGAAGTGGTGACGTTTGCGCCGCCGGTTGCCGCATCACCGGCATATAGCGCATTGGCGGGCAGGACATTATCAGAGACCGTCGCGCCGCCGGTCGCCACCTCGGCGACATAGATACCGTTGGCCGGGGCGACACTATCGGATGCTACTGCCCCACCGGTGGCGGTGTCTGCGGCATAGATGCCGTTGGCCGGAGTAACGACATCCGCGACGGTTGCGCCGCCGATAGCTGTATCCGCCGCCTGCCAGAGCAGAGCCGGAACCGAGATATCAGTCGCAGTAGCATCGCCGCCACCGGCAGCCGGCACGCGGCGCTCGAAACCAAACTCCCTGCTACTGAGGCGCGGAAACATGCTCTATTAAATCAATTCGAGCACGGCGTAATGCCGTCTGAATTGCACCGCAGCGTTATTCGTCCCGTTGGTCCAGGAAACGCGCAAAATCCAGTTGCTGGTCGTGTCCTGCGTAAACGTCGCCCCGGTCGCCGAGCCAATCTCGCCGCCGAAATCGGCAGTGCCGGCGATGTCGCCAATGCCGGTGGCAGGAGCGGTGTTGATGCTCTGGCGATGGATGCCGGACAGGATCATCACATTACTTGCGTTCTGCATGGCGAGCATCAGTTGCGTATATCCCGCCACCCAGTTTGCGCTTGACGCGGCGGCGTTGCTTGCATCCTGAAAACGCAACGTGCCGCCGACATAGACCCGAAACGTCGGGGCGGTCTCCGCTGCGCCGCTGTTGTTGTTTCGCGTCCAGTTGATCGTCAATCGCAATGCGCGATTGATCCCCATCGCGTTAGCCGGGACGGTGAAATTGAAAATATCGGTTTCGGTTGTGGATGACACGATGGACAGTAACGTGGTTTCGCGCGCCAGCACGCGCACCGACACATCGCCAATCTGAGACACAACAGCGCGGGTATCGCTCATAGCTAATTGGGCGACATCAGATAATAGATATGCCCGGTGAGGGTGTTGCTGACGCTGGCCGTGCCCCATTGCGCCGTCAGGCTCAGGGCAGCATCGGCGGTCAGGTCAACCGTCACAGCGGCGGGCACAGCTACGCCCGCCGACCCCATAAAGTCGGTAGCGCGCGCATTGGTTGTGCTGCCGACAGTGCTGGTAGCGTCCTCGCCAAGCGCTGCTTCGCCGATAGCGAACAACGAGCCGGATGAGCCGTTGATGCGCGTTTGGATCGCTACCTCAACTGACCACATGGCATTAGTGACGGTTGAGCCAGTCACCATCGCCCCGCTCGCGGCCAGCACTGTCCCGGACACACCGCCCCAACGAACGCGGAATGTAAGCGTCGGAGTGCCAGTCGTCGAGTAGCGTCCAAAAGCGCGGATGATCAGCAGCCTCCCATCGCTCATCATATTGGCCGGGATCGTTTTGTTCGGAAAAATGATCGTCTCGGTCGTGGTGTTAGCGATGGCTGTGCCGTCGGCGGTTTCCCATGCCAAGCATTCGGTGAAATACTGTCGGCTCATTGTTACCGTCCTATTCCGGGTTTGAACGGGGCCGGTCTGCCCCGATTGGGATTGATATTTGCGTCAGTTGCCAAATCGAAAAAGCTCCAGCTATCGGCGCGCGGCCCGTCGGCGTCGAAAAAGTGCAGTCCCGGCGCGCCGGTGCTGTAGGTTGAGTCGGTCACCGGGCCAATTCTCAGGGTGCCGTCCACATAGCCGCTGATTTGATTGCCGCTAACCCGTATGCGCAGAGTGTAGTCGGTATTGTCCGCCGGCGTGCTTGCCCAAGTGCCGAGCGACGTTTCGACTCCGTTATCCATGCGCGTCAGGTAGAACTGATCGCCGTTGTAGAGCATCATGCAATACCCGTCATCGTTGGTTGCGCCAGTGCCCGCCGTTTTGCGCGCCATCGGGCCGGCACCGCGCGAATTATTACTGCGCGAGTTGACAACAGCCTCGACGTAGTAATCATTGGTTGCCGGGCCGGTACCCACCCAGCGCGCCGAGATATGGCCGCCCCCGCCGACGGGGTCAGAGCCACAGGCATTGCCGATGATGTCAGCGTCGCCTATATCCTCCGACCAATTTGATCCGAGCGAATCACTATCGGCGCGGTTGAAATCGTCAGAACCAGCCATGCTACCCGATGAGCAATAGTAACGCGCCCTGCGCGTTGATTGTCACCGTGAACGTCCCGCCCGTAGATGCGATGTTGCTTCCAAAGTCGCTCAGGCCGATCAGCGGGCGCGTCGCGTCGGTGGCCGGGGTGCGGTTATACAGCACGCCGTAGCGCGCTGTGATGGTTGACGATGGCCACGACGGGTCAGCAAAGTCAAACACGCCAATAGACGTACCAACATTTGTCCACGTCACCCCTGAGTCCGCCACCTCGTCGCCAAGCGTCGTCGGCCACGTCGGCTCACTGGCCGCGCTTGTGCCGGCGGCCTGCGCCATGTACAGGTTGCCGTTACCGGTCGTTGGGCGCACGATATAACGCGCCGTGTACACGGTGCTGGCAGTCCAGGCATTGGCCCACGAGTTGGCTGCCGTGATCGTCAGCGTGCGCGATGCAACCGCAATTCCGCCGGCGGTGTATCCAGTCCCCGACACCTCGTTTGCCACCACGTCATTCCAAAAATCGTCGGTGGCAAGGGAGGGCGAATAGCTCGACGTGACCAGAGCGAATCTAATATCGTCGGTCAGGTAGTCAATGTTGGGCGCGTTGCCAGATGACGTCGAACCAAACGCATTGGCAAGCGCCTGAGCATACCATCTCATTACGGCCTCCTATGTTTGCAAAATCTCATTCAAGCGCTCAAGCTTGAGCGCCATGTAGCGACCGGGCGTGCCACGAGCCAAAGGATGAAAAAATGATCGGAAACATGATCACTCATCAACCTCCAGCGGCTCCAGTATTTTTGCAAGCTTGATCGCCAGGCCGGGCCACAGACTGTCTGCTCCCTGAACCTTGCGCCTCAGCTCGTCCACGGTGTTGCTCATCACCGCCAGACGGTATATGACGTCATAGTCCATATCGATATGGCGCATGACGACGGCGACATCGGCCACCCACGTTGTTACTATTGATTTAACCATACGCCACCATCGCAATTACCCAGCCCAGCACCGCCGACGCCAGCAACACTCCGGAGCAGAACATTGAGCCGGCCACAATCTCGCCCGGGAACTGATAGCAGATAACGGACGCGCGCAACCCATAGCCGCTGGCAATGCGCGAGCAGCGCAGGCACACACCGCCGGCGTCGAGCGGTCCGTTACAGCCGGGGCACGTCGTCATGCCGTCTTGTCTCCCCCGGCAACGTCACCGCCGGTAATGATGTCACGGCCCGCATTGATGACTGTGCCGAGCGGGCCGGTTTTAACTTTGGGAATCGGGATGTTGAACGATTTAAGCGTTGAGATTAGCACCTCGACCTGAGCCTCAAGCACATCAATCCGCATATTAGCCATTCGCAGCATTGCCTGATACTCGTTTTTCTGGCGCTCTTGCTCATTGAGCAAATCGCGCTCGCGCATCCGAAACTCCTGCCGTTGATCGAACAGCAACCGCCCGCCGCCCATCACCACGGCAATGACGGCAGTCAGGATCATAACCAGCGCCGTCCAGGTCGGGATAGTTTCGCTCATGCGTCAGCACTCGCGCCGCACGTGCTGGCGCAGGAACACCGCCCCGAATCAATAAACCTACGCGCGCGGGTCGGCCTTGTGTGCCACTTGGTTTGCAATCCAGGCGACCACTACGCCGTACACCACTTGGAATACCGGCGCGAGTGACGCCAACGTCTCAGCCGGCACATACGTAAGCACGGCGTAGGCGGTCAATGACAGCACGAGCGAGCCACCAAGATGAATATACTGTTTCTGATTCGGCGTGAGCGCTGTAAATGCCGGGATGCGTTCGGCAACAAACGAAAGCGCAGCGGTCGCCCCAGCGGATGAAGCAAGCCAAACGAGAAAATCTTGCAGTGACATGATAGCTCCTATGGGAAGAAAATATCCACCGCGACAATCTCACGGTGGATGGGGTAACGAGACAGCAGGTCAATGACGATGACGCCATCAGGCCGGGTGACCACTGCCCCGCCCGCGTCGAGACACCGCCAGTAGCCGTCGGCGTTGCGGCTGCCGGTGATGCGCACCACTGAGCCGCGCGGTATCTCCGGCGGG